GGGAAGCGGCGGGGGACCGGGTGCTGTATTGCGGGACGTTCGAGGTTGACACCGTGGAGGGGTCCGGCCCCCCGGCGAAAGTGAATATCAAGGCCGGGTCAATCCCATATAAGACCGCCGCCCGAACGCAGAAAAAAACAAAGGCATGGGAGAAAATCAAGCTTTCGGCGATTGCAAATGAAATTGCCGGAAAGAACGGGCTTGCCTGTCTGTTTGAATCATCGACAGACCCGTTTTACGACCGGAAAGAGCAAATGCAGGAATCCGACATCACTTTTTTACAGCGCCTTTGCAAAAATGCGGGAATATCGCTGAAAGTCACCGCAAAAATGATTGTCCTATTCGACGCGGCGGACTATGAGCAAAAAGACGCGATAACAACGATTAAGCGCGGCGCGGCGAACGTGTCGCGCTATTCATTTTCAACCAGCCTACACGACGCGGCTTTTAGTAGCTGTCATGTGTCTTACACGGACCCGAAATCACAAACGACGATTGAATACACCTATACCCCGCGGGGCGCTGACAAAAGCGGACAGGTGCTGGAGGTCAACGAAAAGGTTTCGACCCGTGAAGAGGCCCGCCAGCTTGCTATGAAGCGGCTACGGCAAAAAAACAAATCGGAATATAAAGCGTCGTTCAGTTTGTCCGGGGACCCGCGGCTGGTTGCCGGGGTAACGGTGGAGGTTTCCGGCTATGGAGCATTTGACGGAAAGTACATCATAGAAACCGCGACGCACGCAATTTCAAAAAGCGGCGGCTACAAAACCGACATTACCTTGCGGCGGGTGCTGGAGGGCTACTAATGGACGAACTGAATTTGAACGTCTTAAAAAATATCGTGCGGACGGGCTGGGTTTCTTCCGTCAATGTGGAGGAAAGGACCGCCCGCGTTATCTTTCAAGACAAAGGGGAAACCGTTGTTTCCGGGGATTTGAAGATACTTGCGAATCAGCCGGTCATTACCATAGAAGAGTGGGCGGACGGTGCAAAGTGGAACTATGACGCGCAATACTCTTCCGCTGACCGATCTTTGGGGCTGGGCGAAAGCTATGTGAAAGCCGCCCCCGCCGCCCCGGACGTTATCACGGTAGACAAAAGCATTGACTATAAATGCCCGTTGCACGGGACGGACGAAACGAAATATCACAAACAGGTTGTAAAAGTTTATCCGTGGATTCCGTACAAGGGGCAATTCGTCCTTTGCCTTTATATTCCGCGGGACGACGGCGACGGGTTCATATTAGGGGGGATTTGATCGAATGGCGATTGTAGGAAGCTGGGGAAATATCACCTTTGCCGTTTCGCGGCAGACGGTGAAAACCTTTGACGGCCTGAAATGGGAAAGCGGGGTGAAATATTCCACGCACGACCGGCATTTGAAAGAACCGCTTTTAGAATTTACGGGAACGGACGTTGAAAGCATGAGCTTTTCAATGTTTTTTTCCGCCTTTTTGGGGGTGAACCCGATTGCGGAGGTTTCAAAACTGCTTAAAGCAATGCGGCGGGGTGAGGTACACCGCCTTGTAATTGGGCCGAAAGCATACGGAACCGGGCGGTGGGTCATTACGAAAGTTTCAAATTCTCTTGAACGGTACGACAACCGGGGGAATCTGCTGGTGGCGAAAGTCAATGTCACGATGAATTCTTATTCGGCGCGATAGGGGGTGCGGCGGTATATGGCCTATGTAGTAAAAGCGTTCAGCCTGAAAAAAATAAACCTTGCACCAAAAACGAGGGTTGAAGAGGGTTTGCAAAACGCCGCAATGATCTTGTCAACGCCGAAATTTTCTGTTCCTCTTGACCGGGGCTTTGGGATGGCGCAAAGGTTTATTGACAAACCGATTCAGACGGCCCAGCCTATCCTGATTTCAGAGGTTTTAGACGCGATAGAGGAATACGAACCACGGGCAGAGGTTGAAAACGTGTCGTTCGTCATGGGCGACAGGCCGGGCGCAATGATTCCGATTGCGGAGGTGAACATAATTGACGTAGAACGTTAGGGGCTACCCGAATATTTCCTTTGTAGATACAGACACAGAAACGCTTGTAAACGCCTTGATTCGCTCTTATGAGCGGTTCACCGGGCGGACCCTATACCCGGCGGACCCGACGCGGCTTTTTCTCTTGTGGATTGCCGACATTATCATTCAAGAGCGGGTGAACATCGACTTTTCGGCAAAACAGAATTTGCCCCGATATGCAGAGGGGGAATATTTGGATTCGTTAGCCGAAATCTTCAAAGATACATACCGGCTGGAGCCGGAAGCGGCGCGCACAACGATTCGGTTTACCCTGTCAATGAAGCTGGACGCGGCAACCATCATTCCGGCGGGAACCCGCGTGACAGCGGGGGAAGAAATCATTTTTTCCACGCTGGACGTGCTGACGATTCCAGCGGGAGAACTGACCGGCGACATTGCGGCGGAATGCCTGACCGTCGGAGAGATCGGAAACGGATTTGTTCCGGGGCAGATTTCAAAGCTGGTTGACATTTTCCCGTATTTCGAGCGGGTGGAGAATATCACCGAGAGCGCGGGCGGAGCCGACAGGGAGAGCGACGCGGCCTTTTATGAGCGAATGCGGGAGAGCATGGAAACATTTTCGACCGCCGGGCCGCTGGGAGCGTATGAGTATTACGCAAAAACAGCGTCGGCGGCGATTGCGGACGCAAAAGCAATCGGGCCGGAAGAGGAACCCGGCGTTGTCGATATACGAATTCTTATGCAGGGCGGAGAATTGCCGACGCAAGAGGATTTGAACCGGGTTCTTGAAACCCTGACCGCGGAGCGGGTGCGACCGTTGACGGACCTTGTGCGTGTCGGTGCGCCCGAAATCGTCCCGTTCGATATTGACTTGACCTATTACATTCCAAAACCGAACGCGTCCGGCGCGGCGAAAATTTCACAGGACGTTGAAAGCGCAGTTGAAAAATACAAGCGGTGGCAAATGGAACGAATGGGGCGGGATATTAACCCGTCGCATTTGATTTCGCTGGTCATGGCGGCGGGGGCAAAGCGGGTTGACGTGCGTTCCCCCGTGTTTACCGTGGTGGAGGAATCAGCCGTTGCACAGGTTGAGGAAATAGCGGTTTTGAACGGGGGAATTGAAAATGAATGATAACGACATTTATTCCGTTGATTTCACCCGTTCGCTTCCGCCGCCGTTGAAAAATGACCCGGAAATGAACGCGCTGGGCCGGGTCATTGCGGAGCAATTACAGATCACCGCCCGGCAAATCCGGCAAAATATCATTTACGCCCGGATTGACGAACTGGACGAACAGACCCTTGATATTTTGGCCTACGACTTGCACGTTGACTGGTACGACTACACACACCCGATTGCGGCAAAGCGGGCAGTTATCAAAGACAGCGTGCGGGTCCATAAGCGGCTGGGGACGCTGTATGCAGTAAAGACCGCGCTGGGGAGCGTGTACCCGGAAAGCGAAATTGAAGAGTGGTTCGACTACGGGGGAGAACATCACAGGTTCAGGGTGGTTCTTGACGTGACGCATTCCCGCGCGCCCGCGGACTATGTTTCCATAAAAAAGGCGGTTCATTTCTATAAAAGATTGAGCGCGCAAATGGAAAACATGATCTATCAATGCCGGGTTGACGTTCAGATTTTGACCGATTCGGACAAGTACCAGCATTTAGCGGGGTACAGCGGGCGCAGGCTTGCCGGTACATACCCACAGCGGAACACGCTTGCGGCGCTGATCGACGCGGGCGTTGCCGTCATGCCGGACGGCGGCGGGGTTCGTTTCGTAAGCCCGGCGGCGGGTACAAGGCCACAGCGGGAAACAATCGCCGCCCTACGTGAAAGCGTGATTCAGGCCAGCGGCAAAGGGGAGAAATTTTCTTTCAAGGCAACGGCGACCGGGAAAAACCGGGCGGGAGAAGTGCCGGGAAGATCAACGGGCGGAGCGGTCCAGCGGGCGCAGATTGCCGCGCAAATCGCCGCGGACGCTTACACCTACGAAAGCCCGGAAGCGGGCGTGAAGCCGTACAGGAACGCCACAGCGGGCATTATTGCCGCGGAGGTAGAAACACACCCGGCGGCGGACGCATACCCGTTCATAAGCCCGGCGGCAGGCACAAAGCCACAGCGGGAAGTAGCCGCCGCCCTACGCGAAAGCGTGATTCAGGCCAGCGGCGAGGGGGTGCAATTCTCTTTCAAGGCAACGGCGACCGGAAAAAGCAGGGCGGGCGTACAGCCTGAAAAAAGCACCACGGCGGAGGGGAAAAAAGGCGGTATCATTCCAGAGGTAACGGGGGCGGCGTACACTTACCGCGTGAAGCGGTGCGGAACCGACCGTTGCAAAGATAGGTAAAAGGAGCGTGAAACAATGGCAATTTTGACAGCGGAAGCGCTGGAGGGGTTCAAGCAGTACACGAACCGAACGATTGCGTATGCGCGGTACAAAATCGGCGGGACCTACACGCGGGTGGAGATCAGCCGCCGCGAACGCCTGAAAGACGGGCGGGTTGCCGTGTACTTCCCGATTGACGCGCTGGGGCAAACCGACGTGACAATTTCGGAAGTACAGTTGTTCGATACGAACAACGATTTGTGGGCCGCGAAAGCGGAAAATATTTTAGTGCGCGGCGTGCAAGAGGGCGTTTTGTACCGCTTCACGTTCGACTTTAAGGAGGTGTAAAAAGTGGCATACAATCGGACTATTTGGCAAGACCACGTAACGGAATTTTCCGACCGGTTCATTGAAACCGACAACGGCGACGGCACGATTTCCCATGAACCCGTTGAGGGGGAAGTGATTCAGCAGGGGACCCCGCAGAACGCACGAAACTTTAATACGCTGGAAGAGGGCACTTTTTCGGCGGAAGTGCTGGGCATGGAAGCGGCGCGGGTTCTCTTGCTTCATCAAAGGGCGTTGAACGGGCTTGCGAGTGAATCCGGGGAAATTACCCTGACAAATTCGCAGAAATACCCGTTCAACAATTCCGTCGCGTCCGTCGCCCTGAAACAGCGCATGGAAACGACCGCGTACACCGTGGAAACGGACGTACTTTCCGCGACCGGCGAAGTGGGGCGCATTGTCATTTCCGACAAGCAGTTAAACGGGTTCAAAATTTCCTACACAGGAAGCGCGAAAACGGCAAAAATCAAATTCTTTGTGAAAGGCGGGTTGTTCTAACATGGCGAACGTCATTATCAAAGACGACGCGCGGCGGGCGCACGAAGCTTTTGTGCTGGGGTCCTTTAAGAGCGGCGGCGCGGCGGTATCGTCCGGCGACCGGGAAGCGGCGGAGTGTATCGCCGCCCGGAGCCGGGAAGCATACGCGGAAATGAAAAGAATGGAGGAAAAGCGGAAATGAAGATCATCGAAAAGAACGAGGGGGCAAAAATCCCCTATGAGGTCAAGGGCGACAAGATCGTTTTCAATGACGATGAATTGACCCTGAATCTTGCCCGCTATGAGCGGGACGACGCAAACCATATTGACATTTGCCGGGACAAAATGGGAAACCTTGTTTCCGGCGTGATTCCGGGCGTGGCGGAAACCTACGTTGCACAAATCGACATTCCCCCGCGGGCTTATGAGGTCCGGGAGATCGAGGGCGCGGCGGAGGAAGCGCAGGCGGACGGCGAGGAAGCAGGCGGCGCGCCGGGGGGCATGATGGACCGCCAGACAACGGAGCGGGTGGCAATCTTGTTCGACATTGAGAAATGCACGTTGACCCTTTGGGCGCTGAATTAAACGGGAGGTAAAACAGCTATGACAAACTTTGACGATCTGAAATTAGCGGTTCAGGCAATCAGCGGCGGGCGAAATACTGTCCTTTTGGACGATATGGGTATGCCGTCTATCATGGTCCTCTTTCCGAAGCTGACCTATGCCGACATTATGACCGGCGGCACACAGGACCCCTTGCCCGCGTTCCTTGTGGACGGTCACGAAATCCCTGTGATCTACGAAAGCAAGTATCAGAACATCGTGGTAAACGACCGGGCCTATTCTCTTCCCTTTGAGGACCCCCGCGTTTATATCACGTTCGATCAGGCTTTGCAAATGTGCCGGAACAAGGGCGACGGCTGGCATTTGCATTCTAACGCATTGTGGGCCGCAATTCAAAGCTGGTGCTACAAGAACAAGACCGTTCCCCACGGCAACGGGAATTTCGGAAAGGATTACAGCAACCCGCACGAACACGGCGTTGTTACATACCGCTACACCGACGGCGGAACCACGCGGGACGGCAGAACCGCGACGGGAAGCGGCCCGGTGACGTGGTATCACAATTACGATTCTTCCGGCATTGCCGATCTTTGCGGCAATATTTGGGAGTGGGTGGCCGGTTTGCGTATGGTGAACGGCGAAATTCAGATTATCCCTTACGGCAACAGCATGAAAGCCGATTGCAATATGAGCGCGACCAGCACCGAATGGAAAGCGATCATGCCGAACGGAACGCTGGTTGCGCCGGGAACCGCCGGAACCCTGAAATATGACGGCGAAACCGCGACCGGCGCGCCGCGTATCAATACGGCGGTGGAATTCAAGCCCGGAACGGACGACGGGTATTACTGGCGGCAGTTTGGGACGCTGGCGGCGAAAGCGGGCGTTGATATTCCGCCCATGATGAAAGCGCTGGGACTGGCCCCGATTCCTGACTATGAGTACGGCAACGGCGGTTTCTGGATTCGCCCGCAGGCCGCGGAGCGGTTGCCTATCCGCGGGGCGCACTGGAGCAACACGTCCTACGCGGGCGTGGCGGCGTTGAGCTTGAATTACCCGCGGTCGGACTCCTTCCACGGCGTGGGCTTCCGTGCCGCTTTTTATGAGAAGCTGTAAACTGAACGACTGACGAACTGACGGGGCGTGCGATAGCACGTCCCGTTCATTTTCAAAGAAAGGCTTTCAATGGAAGAATTCAAGATCAAAGAAAAAATCTACAACATGATTCTATACGGAAGCCCGGCGCTTTTGCAGTTTCCGCGGACGGAAAAATTTGTGCTTGCAACGCAAATCCGGGAATCCATGTATCGAATGTTCCAGCTTGCCGTTGTGATCGAAAAGAAATATTACAAGAAAACAACCTTGCAGGAATTAGACGTTGAACTGGACGTGTTGCGGCATTTGGTCCGGCTTGCCGCGGATAAAAAGCTATACCCGAATCAAGCGCCCTGTCTGCCATTCAAAAAATATGAGCATTGGGCGAAACTGCTTGACGAAATCGGGAAAATGATAGGCGGTTATATGAAAGCCGTAAAATAGCGGCTTTTGTATATAGGGAATAGGCCGAATATTCACGGTTGCCTATCCGCGGGGCGAACTGGAACAACACGACCAACGCGGGCGTGGCGGCGTTGAACTTGAATAACCCGCGGTCGAACTCCAACCACAACGTGGGCTTCCGTGCCGCTCTACCTTTTGCCAGTAGGCGCGCACGCTACGGTGGCGCGTCCAGTGCGGAGGAGTAAAGGGGCCTGTT